ATGATGATGAAGGTCTTGTAATTGTAGTTGGTCGTGAAGATAACCCACAATTCCAAGAAGTTGAATTCCGTAAGCTCGTCTTCCCAAAGTCGTAAGTGGTGCTGCACCTGCGAGTGCAGTTGCCACAAGACAAGAGTAATTAGGCTAGGCTTGGTTTTTCCAAGCCTTTATTTTTTTAAGGAGTTAATAAATGTTTGAAATTAAGTTTAAAAAAGCGGGTGTTTTGAAAGAATTTTCTAAAGACTATGTAAATGTTGAAGATAATTTACTAGCATTAGAACATCAAGTACGACAAACTGCCTTGTATGAAAATAAAGAGGATTTGTTAAATCCTATTAAACATCGTGAATTGAATGAAGCATATCTTACTATGTTTGTAAAAATGTACGGTGAACAGTTTGAAGTAAATGATATTAAATGCGCTAGTGTAGAAACACTTGAAACTTTGAACGACTTATACCTTGCTGCTCTTGGTGGGAAACAGGAAGAGAAAGAGACCACAGAGGGAAAAAAGAAGAAAAAGGGTTAAGCCCTAAAGAAGCTCAAAACAATTTATTAGTTTGGGTTCAATCATTGATGAGTCAAGGATATACAATCCATGATATTAAAAGAATGCGCTTATCAGATTTTGATTTGATGGTGCAGGCTTTAGAAACAAAAGAAAGCAAAGAGGAAGAAGAAACAACCCTTGACAAGGCATTCCCATTCCTTTTTGGATAAAAAGAAAGGAGATTAAATGGCAAGTAACATTGGCGAATTAGTCGCCACAGCAACCTTAGATGTCGCTCCTTTTCAGTCAAACGTTGGGAGGTTGAAAACCTATTTAAAAGGTGTCGATAATTCCTTAAAGGCTATGGAGAATAACTTCAAAGGTGCTGGAAAGAATGTCGATAACCTAAAGAGTCTCTTATCTCAGACTGGTTCAGCTCTTAGCTCATATCAAAAAGTATTGAGTTCACAAAGTGAACGATACAACCAATTGAAAGCAAGTATTGGAGATGTATCTACTGCAACTGCCGAACAGAAACAGAAGCTAGTTGAAGCAAGTGCTAGTATGACAGCTACTGCTGCTAAAGTAGCTGAATTGCAAAACCGTTATCAACAGTTAGCTAGTTCTATGAAACAAGCTTATATTGATGATAGTGCCTTCACTAAATTTGGTAGAGGTGCGCAAGAAGTCGGTAATAAAATCAGTCAAGTAGGTCAAACCATATCTGGTTTTGGTTCTGCTTTAACCCGTGGAGTTACCGCTCCAATAGTAGCAGGCGCTGGTCTTGTAGTGAAAGCGGCAATCGACTATGAATCTGCATTTGCTGGAGTTAAAAAGACAGTAGATGAAACTGCCACAGTATCTTACAAAAACCTATCGGACGGTATTCGTCAAATGGCCAAAGAATTACCAGCTAGTGCAGTTGAGATTGCAAATGTAGCAGAAGTTGCAGGTCAGTTAGGTATTAAGGCAGAAGATATCCTTAAATTCTCACGTACTATGATTGATATGGGAGAGTCAACCAACTTGAGTGCTGAAGAAGCTGCAACTGCAATCGCTAAAGTAGCAAACATTATGGGCTTGAGTTCAGATGATTATTCAAGATTCGGTGCATCCGTTGTAGACCTTGGTAACAACTTTGCCACAACTGAAAAAGACATCGTAATGATGGCCAATCGTTTAGCAGCAGGTGGTAAACTAGCTGGACTAACTGCTCCTGAAATCTTAGGTCTTGCAACTGCTATGAGTAGTGTAGGTATTGAAGCAGAAGCAGGTGGTACTGCCATGACTCAAACCCTCACTGCTATTGGTAATGCAGTTTCATTGACTACTAAGGATTCAGCAGATGATCTAGCATTGATTGCTAAAGTAGCAGGAACAACATCAGAAGAATTCCAACAAGCGTGGAAAGAAAAACCTGCTGAAGCTTTACAATCCTTTATTAAGGGACTCAATACAGCCCGTGAAAAAGGCGCAAACATGGATGCTATCTTGATGAAGTTAGGCATGACAGGTGTTAGACAAGGGAATATGCTTAAATCTCTAGCTTTATCATCAGATAAAATGAGTGCAGCAGTCAACCGTTCTAATCAAGCATGGAAAGAAAACACTGCCTTGACTAATGAAGCGAATAAACGTTATGAGACCACTGAGTCTCAATTAAAGATGTTTAGAAATCAGCTGACAGATATTGCGATTGAGTTTGGAGGGCCATTAATCAAAGCTCTGAGAGAAGGGCTGAATGCAGCAAAACCATGGATTGAAAACCTATCAGAGTTAGCTAAGAAGTTCAGTTCATTATCGACAGAGCAACAACAAAATATCTTGAAATGGGGATTGTTTGCAGCAGCATTAGGCCCTGCTTTGAAGTTATTGGGTGGTGGTATTTCAGTCATTGGTGGTTTTGTTAAAGCAATTGGTGGTTTGTCAAAAGGTATTGGTTTCCTAAGTGGTTCAGCGAAATATCTTGCAAATTTACCAGTTGGTTTAAATGCTTTAGCTGGATCAGCAGGAGCAGCAGAAACTGCAATGGCAGGTGTATCAACTGGAGCTGGTTCTTTATCTGGTGCATTTGGTGCTCTTGCAAATCCTTTAGGATTGATAGTTGGTAGTATAGCCTTAGTAACTGCAGGTCTTGTCTATCTTGGGAATGAGAAAGATAAAGCAAGAATCAAGACGGAAGAATTTGGTTCACAACTAAGCGATACTGCAAGAGGAGAGTTAAGAAGTTTCCAAAAAACAGTAGATGAAACAGTTACTGCAGTCGCAAACTTCGGAACTCACGCTGGCGATGTTGAAAAAGTAACTGGTGCTTTTAAAAAGCTTTATGATGAAGTAGCAGAGAGCGCAGAGAAGGCCAACAAACGTATGGAAGAACTCGGTGCTAAGTGGGGTCTTAGTGAAGAAGATATTGCTAGAGCTAGAGAAAAGAATGGTCAAGTTGTATCTAACACAGAAGCCATGATGAATCAAATCAATGACATTTATCAACGTCACAATGGAGATGCGAGCAAGTTTTCTCAAGAGGAGAAAGAAATCATCTTAAATAACCAAAATGAGATGATTAAAGCTAAGCTCTCAATGATGGATTTGTCAGCTGAACAACAAAAAGCAGCATTGCAAGCTTTGAATGGAGAAATTGGGAATCTAAACGAAACTCAATTAAAACATACTAAAGATGTTTTAAAACAAGCTTTAGATGAAGAAAAGACTCTTTACGAAACATCTAAGAGTGAGTTAAAAGAATTGCTAAAAGGCAAGGCTATTGATCAAGAGACTTATAACAAGAAAATACAAGAACTTGAAGCTAACCACACTCAAACAATGGAAGCTTTGGGTACTAAGTATTATCAAGTTATGAAAACTCTTGATGAAAAAGTTAAAGCCCGCACTGGTCAAAGCTGGAACTATTGGGAAGAAGCTAAAAAAGCTTTGGAAGAATATGGTCTATCTTATGAAGCAATTGGCCAGAAGGCGGCAGAAGCATCTGAAAAGGCTGGAAATTCTCACAGTATTCTAGCTAAATATACCAGCGATATGAGTAAGGAAGTTAAAGAAGCAAACGATGCTTGGTCTTTGCTTGTTGGGAATATTGACAAGAATGGTAATTTTGAAATTAAATCAAATGTTAAGGAAGTTATTGGAGAAGCAGCTAAATCTGCTGAAGGTTGGGAACAACTACAATTCATTGCTAAAACAGCTGATATTAATTCAAATGCTCGTGTGACAATTGCAGAAGCCCTTGTAGAATCTGGCAAGTGGTCAACTATGACTCTTGAAGAGAAACAACTAATTGTTCAAAATCAAGCAGGTTTACAAGCTATCTTTGATAGCGAAAAGAACCTTAAGATTTGGAACGATATGCCTGCTAATGTTAAAGAGCTTCTTTTGAAGAATACTGACATCATGAGCAAGGCTGATGAAGCAACAAAAGCACTTGCCAATTATGATGCTTTAGCTCCGAAACAAAAGGAATTGCTTGCTAATGATGAAAACTTTAGAAATGCTGTTTCACGCTCAACCGATACCTTAACAACTTGGAATGCGACCACTCCAATCACAAAAGATTTGAAGGTCAATCCAAATAATGTTTTGTATGGTAGTCAGCTTTCAATTGATAAACTAGTTGAGTGGAATTTAGCACCTACTCAAACCAAATCATTAGATGCAGTAGATAACACAGCTGGTGCAGTCGCAAGTGCATTGTTAAGTGTAAACTCTCCAAAACAAGAAGCTCCAATTGGTATTAATGCAACGGATTTAACAGGTCCAGAATCAGCATCTGCAAGTTTAAGCGTAAACTCTCCTTATCAATTTAAACCAATTGATATCAATGCTATGAATCAGACACAAGGCGAAGCAAACTCAGCAAGTAATGCAGTAAATGCTGTTAAGCAGGACAGTCCTATCAGTATTAAAGCTCAAAATAACACCCAAAGTGCTATCAGTAGCGTGTTGGGAGGTCTAGCATCATTGCCAGCTGTTAAATTTATTGATATTATCACAAGAACATTCACACAGAAGCACGCAAAAGGTACTAATAATCACCCAGGTGGACTTGCTACGGTCAATGACCAACGAGGATCGCTTTATAAGGAAATGGTTACACTTCCTGATGGTACGTCATTTATTCCACAGGGTCGAAATGTGACACTACCACTACCTCAAGGAACTAAGGTTATGCGAGCTGGTAAAACTCGTAGCTTGATGAATCGTTTAGGTATTCCAAACTATGAAAATGGTATTGGTTTTGAAGATACGAAAATTTCACACCTAACTAGACGGATTCAGAGTATCAATACTAAAGGCAGTAACCGTGGATATCAGAATACTTCTTATGCAATCGGTGGAGATAATCAAGCTGTCGTTTCAGAATTAGTTAGCTTGAAAGAAAGTTTAGAGAATTTATTAGGTCGCTTGTTGGATAAAGATACCAATACTTACTTAGACGGACGAGTGATCGCAGAAAGTTCTTACCAATATCAAGGAAATATCATGAGAAGGGAGGGCATTTAATGTCGAATTATTTAAAAATAAATGATTTCACAACATCTGGTTTAAGAAATTGTGTGGTTGTAGACTTTGGAACAATCCGTTCTGCCATCCCTCGTTTCTCAGAACAGATGAAGTTATACGGTACAAATGGTAGCTATAATCAAGTTGATGGCGCTTATGAGAACTATGAAAGAACTATTCGTATATTCTTTGAGCGCTTTTCTGATTTAGCAACTTTGGTTGAAAAAATCAAAGCAGTAGGAAATAAATTAGAATTTAGTTATCAATCTGATTCACTATTCTATGCAGATTTGCTAGATACAGAAATTATTCCAAAAGGGATGTACGGTTGGGAACTATCCATCAAACTTGACATGCAACCGTTCAGGTATCCGAAAAATGTCGCACCAGTCGTATTAACAAACGCTGGAACGATTAATAACATCGGTACGGTCTATTCAGAACCTATTATTGAGATTGAAGGTAATGGAGATGTATCGCTGACCATTGGCAGAAAAACCATGCACTTGACGATTAATAATAAAGCTACAATTGATTGTAGGCAAGGGAAACAGAACATCTTTAATGCCAGTGGGACAGTGCAGAATACACTACGTAAGCGTGGTGGGTTCTTTGAAATCCCCGTTGGCAGTAACGGTGTGACATTTACAGGTGATGTACGTAAGGTGACTATTCGTCCAAACTGGAGGTATCTAGTATGATTTATTTAACAGACGGGAATGTACCTCTGAATGCTGCCTATGCTGACGAAATAGTTCAGATAGATAGAAATACCTATCAATTAACATTCAAATTTCCTACTAACAACATTTTGTGGCAACGGTTGAGGGAAGAAACATTCTTAAACGCTGATGATCTACACGGTGAACAAGACTTTGTAATTTTTGAAGTTGAAAAGCAACATGGCTATATTCAGGTATATGCCAACCAAGTCATGACCTTGTTAAATCACTATGTCGTTAATCCAATCAATCTTGACAGAGCGACTGGCTCAACTGCTTTAAGTAGATTCGCTGGAAGCATCACTCGTGATAATCCATTCTCGTTCTTCTCAGATATTGATGATAGACATACCTTCAATATTGATACAACGAACGCTATGGAAGCCTTGACCAAGGATAAACACTCTATTCTTGGTCAGTGGGGTGGTGATTTAGTCAGACATGGTTATCAGGTACGGTTATTAAAAAATGGCGGTTCAGAAAATGAATCGCTTTTTATGTATAAGAAAAACCTATCTAGCTACCAACATAAAACATCTACCAAGTCTCTAAAGACTCGTATAACTTTTAAAACGACTGTCAAAGGCGAGGGAGAGAATGCGCCTGATCGCACCTATAAAGTAACTGTCGATAGCCCTCTAATCAATAAATACAGTCAGATTTATGAGGATGTCGTAGAAGTCAACGACCAAGATGTCAAGGATGAAGCAAGCCTCATAGAATATGGCAAGCAGTATTTCAGAACTAGTCTATGTGACCTCATGGAAGATAGCCTCGAAATTGATGTTGTAGGTCAGAGTGATGTTCCTGTTCAGATGTTCGATGTGGTAGGTATCTACCACGAAACATTCGATTTGGACGTAAGAAAGAAAATCACTAAATACACTTACTCACCGATGGCTAAAAAGCTTAAATCTATCGGTTTCGGTCAGTTTCAATCAGGTCTTGCACATGCGATTGGGAATATCGTGAGTGATGCTGTGAAAAATGAGACCTATATCTTTGAAGCAAAACTTGAAAAAGAAATCAAGAATGCTGACTTAGATTTTGACCGTAAGGTACAAGGTATCAGGGATGAAATCACTGATGGTGTTGAACAAGCTAAGGCACTTGCTGAAGAAAGTAAGAAAACTTTATCAGATAAGATTGATAATGACATAAGGCGGTTTGATCAAAACTACCAGTCCACTTTAGAAGGACAGTTGGAGAGGATAAATAGAATTTATTCTGATTCAAAAAGTGCAATTGAAAATTCAAATAATGCACGTAATGAAATCAGCAGAGTTTTAAAATTGGCTGAAGCAACGAATTTAACAGCAAACTCAAACTTCACAAAAATAAGTCGAATAAACGACACGATTGAAACCCTTGCAAGGAAATCAGAACTAGACCCAATCAACGACAGATTATCTATTACTGAAAGTAAGGTTGATGTTCAAGCTGACCAAATTACTGAGAAATTATCTCGTACTGATTTTGACAGATTAGCAAATGATAAAGGCTTCCAGACCGCTGCTCAGGTACAGAATATAGTCAAGAACTCTGTTGACGGATTTCAAAGGACAGTTTCACGTATTGAAACCAAGCTAAGAGACGTTATCCGTAATGACAACCTCTTGCAGAACTCTTCTATCATCACAGCTGGGAATGGTTCAGATGGCACATGGAGACTAAATAACTCAGGTGGTAATGGTAAAACAGAAGTAGTATCACTCACAGATGCACCACATACTGCTATTAAAAATGGTATTCGGATTGTAAATAATACGAATGGTAAAAACAAAGATATCGCACAAGGTATTAATCTAATTATTGGCGAAAAATACACAATGTCTTGCTGGGCTAGAGTTGTCACACCTAGCGCAAATTTACTACTTCATCCATGGGCGCCAAATAATCGTGATAGGTACATGAACAAGCCAATCACAAATACTGATTGGGTTAGATATCAGTATACATTTACTGCAGATTCAGTCTATAATTCAATTCAGTTTGGTCAAACAGGTAGTGGTAGTCTTGAAATTTGTGGGATGAAGATTGAACATTCTGACCGCATGACTGACTACGATATTTCAAGTTCTGAAATTGTTAGTATCGTAGAATTTAACGATGTACGTGATACCGTATCATCACACACTCAGACATTGCAACGACAAGACCAAGCGATTTCACAAGTTATTCAGACTGCTGATGGTCTGGTCAGTCGAGTATCTAATTTCTTGGATGATTTTAACTTAGTTTACGACCCTACTAATTTTAGTAAGTGGAAGAAGAAACAATCCGAAGCAGATGTGATTGAAGTTCAGTCTGATACTAAATTGCTAAAAATCACAAATACTGGTAAGACCAATGCAGTCTATCATGGGTTCGCATTACCTCTCAACACCTCTACATTTACGAGTGGCGAAAAACTTAGCTATCGTATGCAAGTAATGGTGGACGTGTTACCAGATGCCCCTCTTGGGATTGAGATATGGGCAGAAGATGGCGGTCTTGCATCTGATAGAGTGACTTTTACAAGAACTGGAATCCAAACCATCACAGGTACAATGACTGTTAAAAAGACATCGACCAAATCAAAAGAATTCCCTCTTGAAATTTGGTTAATGAAGAACGGACAAGTCGCTATCGGTAAGGTCTCCCTTATCCGTGGTGATAAACCACCTAAGAATTTTACAGATAACACCTCAAAACAAGATGTGGTTACACAAACTCAGGTATCACAACTAAATGATTCCTACGCTATCCAGACCTTGACTAGTCCAGGAGCAGTTACATCTCAAATTAATTTAGCTCCAAAGGATATATTACTTGAAGCAAGCAGGATTAGATTAAAAGGTAGCACACTTGCTGATGAAATCACGGCTATTGACGGTTATTTTAAGCGGTTATTTGTTGGTGATGCCCGAATTGGAAAATTAAATACGGATATCATCGAAACTAATTCCATCACAGCTGATAAGGTTGTCATGGACTCAGCTATGGCTAAGAAGATAGTATCAAGCGATGTATTCACTGACCAGCTTGCTGCTAAAAATGCCTTTATTAACAAACTACGTTCGGTGGTCGTATCTGCAACCTTGCTTGAAGGTTATAAAGGTCGTATTGGTGGATTCCAAATCGGTACGCATGATAAAGACCCAAATAGCTATTGGCTAACAGGTCTAAATCAATTTAAGGTTGGTATGGGAAATGGAACTGGCAGACCAGACCAAGTTGCTCTTTGGGTAAACTGGGGAAATAACTGGGGCAAAGCAGGATGGAATTCTTGGTATGTTAATAACAACGGGAGTATGTATTGCAAAGGTCAGGTAAGTTTCTATAATCAAGTAGATTTTTCAAGCACAACCTATGTTAACTTTTACAGTAAATTCAATGCTTTGAAAGGAATTTGGACAGGAACTAACGATATCAATGGTGATGGTGGAAATCCAGCTGGGGGACAAAATGCAGTTGTTTGGTGGAGCCAAATCACGACTGGTAAGTGGAGACAACACGCTGGTATAACTACTGCTTCAGATAGAAGATTAAAAGAGAATATCAAACCAACACCTGTCAATGCATTGGATAAAATCAAAGAACTTAATTTAATAGCTTTTGATTATATAAAGGATAAATCATACGAAGAAATTGGTTTGATTGCTCAAGAAGTGCAAGAAGTTATCCCATCTGCTATTGAAACATATGCAGGAGAAGATACTCACCTAACAATCAATTACTCTAAATTTATACCTTATTTAATCAAAGCCATTCAAGAACTCAATCAGAAATTGGAGAAAGCAAATGAAGGAAGAAATTAATCAACTAATCATCCAAAATTTAAGTGATGATGTCGGACTGAAAGCAAGCGATGCAGCAACCTACAAGGCGCTGTATGAAGTCACTCAAAAACAACTCAATGAAATTTTAAATCTCATTGAGTCGAACGAAGAATTAAAAGCAAAATTTGAAGAAGTGAAAGGAAGTAACTAATGTCAGTAAATAATTACAATTTAGCAAGCAAACCATATACTCGTGGCCTTGGAGAAAGCACTGTCACAGTCGTAGAAATTCGATTGTCAGAAGGTAACCGTTACAGTACCAACATGCGTGAATTGGCTGGTGACCGTACACAAGATAAAGAAGATGTGCTTATCCAAGAAGTATTGGATATGGTGAAATCTGAATTAGATCCAGGTTCTGCAATCGTTAAGGCTCAACAAGACTTGGTTGTTGCTAAAACTAAACAAGATGAGTTACAGAAACTTATCGCTCAAACTCGTGAAACCACTACAACTATGAACAAGGCTCTACGTTTACTTGCTCTTAATTCAGCAATGACAAGTATTCCTTCAGCTGAGGTCTACAAGGAATTAGTAGCGATGATGCCACCTATGAAAAATGGTGAAACGTACTTTGAGGGTGACTTGTTATTCTTGGAAGACCAATCCTATGTTGAAACTGCTAATGAAGGTAAATTGGTATTCGTACATATCAAACGTGAGTTTGAATACAATGGCGAAACTGTTAAGCAATTGGAAGATAAAGCGAACCAAGAAGGAAATATTGCTGTTTATAAATGGACTGCACCAACCAGCAATGTAGACCATATTTAGGAGTAGCTTATGTCATGGTCAGAAGCGTTTGAAAAATTAATACACGCTATTACTCAACTAGCACCAACATTTGGAGTTGTTGCTACTGGGTGGTTCGGTATGCGTGCAAGTAAAGCTGGAAATCTCAACAAGGAACAGTTCAAGGAATTAAAATCTGAGCTGAATACTATTCATGTTATCGGTGAAGATAACAAGAAGAAAATTATTGAGATTGACAATAAACTAGCAGTGCATGATGAAGCTCATTTAGCTACAATGTATCTACGCTTAGAACGGGATATCACAACAGCTCTTAAGCGTGGATATACCACAGTGCATGAGTCTGATATTATTCATAAAATGCACTCCAGTTATAAGAAGTTAGGTGGCAATGGGCGAATTGATGCCCTTTTTAACAAATATTTAAATTTAGAAATTTCGGAGGAACATACAAATGCAACAAATTAATGAAATTTTACTTAACAGTGCTATCAGCATCCTTGTTATCTTGGTAGGTATCGCAGTTAAAGCTGTCAAAGAATACCTCGTTCAAAAAGGTGGAGAGAAAACAATCAAGATTGTTGAAATTCTTGCTAAGAATGCAGTCAATGCAGTTGAGCAGGTATCTGCTGAAACTGGTTATAAAGGCGAGGAGAAACTTGAGCAAGCACGTATTAAGATTCGTGCTGAACTTAGCAAGTACAACATTCACATGACTGATAGTGACCTCGATACATTCGTTGAGTCAGCGGTTAAGCAGATGAATGATGCTTGGATGAACCAATAATGTATGAGAATCCTTTTGGGTTCTCTTTCTTTTTAAAGAAAGGAGGTTAGCATTTGAAAAAGGTTATCGAAAGAAAAATAACCGTTTTATCTAGCAATCGTGGTATTGAGAAAATGTATAACGAGTTTTACAGCCACGATAAAAATAATGCAGAGTTTAAGTTCACACTCGATGAATTGACTGCTACTAAGGTTATCTGCTTATTCTATTTCAAAGGAACTAAGCGATACCAGGAAGTAGAAGCGACAATTGAAGGTAATTCGTTTACGGTTCAATTCGACACATCATTGATCACGACAGATGAGTCTGTTATTGGTTACATCTACTTTGAAAAAGTAGAGCAGTCAGCAGATGTGTATAGCTTTATGTTCAATGTTCATGTGAGTGAGATTGACAAAGCAATTAAGACACCACTTATTGAACGTGAAACAGGGCGAATTGTTAACGTTAAGGATGTTGTTACCAAGCAGGAATTGGACGAACTCTTTGCAAAAATCAAAGAGCAAGGTGGAAATTATGACGATAGAAACCTACGTACTGAAATAAGCCGTATTTTAAGCGATATTGAAGGCTTAAAGACAAAAACAGATAAAGATACCGTGTATGACGATAGCGCCCTAAGAGAGCGTGTAACGGCGTTAGAAAACAATCCTAAGATTGATACAAGCAACTTTGCAACTAAACAAGAATTACAAAATATTGCTTTAACTCCCGGACCGAAAGGGGACAAGGGGGAAGCCGGAGAGCGTGGACCTATAGGACCACAAGGCCCGCAAGGTTTACAAGGTATTCAAGGACAGATAGGACCTAAAGGTGAAACTGGTGAACGAGGTCCACAGGGTGATACTGGACCTAGAGGGGCAGACGGACCACAGGGTATTCAAGGTGAACGTGGACAAGACGGACAAAGGGGTGAACGTGGGGAACAAGGACCAATCGGACAAACTGGACCTCAAGGGCCTATTGGTTTAACTGGTCCAAAAGGTGCTGACGGTGTTGGTATTCCTCAAAAGTTGACCTTAACTGGTAACACGCTCATTCTTTCTGACGGAGGTGGAAGTGTTAATCTACCAACTTCTAGTCAAAATGCACCAACTTCATCTAGCGAGTTAATTGGCGAAGGTATACCAAACGGTAAAGTCGATGGTACTATCGGACAGACATACGTTGACACTAAGAAAACTAACGGAGCTTTGAAATGGATTAAACGTACACCTTCAGGTAACCAAGGTTGGGCAGTATTAGATGGAGATACCGGTTGGAAAACCCTAAATTCGGCCTCAAAACTCGGTAATTCATACGTGAAAGCACGACGAATTAACGATACTGTGCAATTACAATTTGGTGGCTTACAATGGGGTTGGTTCGGTATTATTCGCCGTGGTGGGCTTGGATTCGTGGCGCATCCGGGAAACCGTGAAAAGAAAGTTTTCATCTTAACAAATGGTCAAATGCCTTATGGTTACCGAACAGCCACTTCGTTAATCGGACCAATATATAACGACGATGGGGTATCTTACGGTACATGGTATCTTGGGGGTTACGGAGACGCAAACCACTTACGTTTTCAATTCCTAGACCCAATACCAACAGACAAAGACATCGGAGACATTCGGGTTTCTAACATAAGTTATGTTACAGATGACCCTTGGCCGACAACTTAACCATAATTTGAAAGGAAAAATAAATGGATATTGATAAAAGCAGATTAAGAACTAATCTTCCACAAGTCGGAGTTCAACCTTACAGACAAGTTCATGCACATTCAACGGGCAACCGTAACTCAACCGCTCAAAATGAAGCAGATTACCATTACCGCAAAGACCCTGAACTTGGTTTTTTCTCACACGTTGTGGGAAATGGTAGAGTTATGCAAGTGGGGCCTGTAAATAACGGTTCTTGGGACGTAGGTGGTGGTTGGAATGCTGAGAGTTATGCAGCAGTTGAATTGATTGAAAGTCACTCAAGTAAAGAAGAGTTCATGACAGACTATCGCCTTTACATCCAACTACTACGTGACCTAGCTGTGGAAGGTGGTATTCCAGTAACACTTGATACTGACAGTTTAGCTGGCATCAAGTCGCATGAATACTGCACATACAACCAACCAAACAACAACTCAGACCACGTCGACCCTTATCCATATCTGGCAAAATGGGGTATCAGTCGCAGTCAATTCAAGCACGATATTGAGCACGGTCTAGTTGTTGAACCAGGTTGGAAGAAGAACGACACAGGTTTTTGGTATGTACGTTCAGACGGAACTTACCCTAAAAACCAATTTGAAAAGATTGACGGAACTTGGTATTACTTTGACGGTTCTGGTTATATGCTTTCTGACAAGTGGAAGAAGCGCCCAGATGGAACATGGTACTACTTTGACAAGTCGGGCGAAATGACAACAGGTTGGAAGTTAATCTCTAACAAATGGTACTATTTCAAAGATGATGGTGAAATGGTTACTGGCTGGGTTAAATATCAAGATACTTGGTACTATCTAGACGGTAAAGAAGGCTCAATGGTATCTAATGCCTTTGTCAAAGCTGAAAAAGGCTGGTACTATCTCAAAGAAGATGGTAGCATGGCAGATAAGCCAGAGTTTACAGTAGAGCCTGATGGCTTAATCACAACAAAATAAAAAAATTCAAATAGAAAGTTCAAATTAATTATACCTATGAACCGCTGGCGTTTGCTGGCGGTTTTTTTGTTTGCTACGAAAGTAGTAAAAAAACAGTGAAAAAATATCACTGTTTGTCTTTTAATTCTTGGGCGTAAGCAGTCATGCTGATTGCGTGTTTTAAACGCATGTTCATTATATCCGATACACCATTTTTATATTTATCCACAGCTTGAGTAGATACGCCACAGTTTTTGCTAATAGCATAGGCTGTGGCGTTGTCTAAAAGCCAGTGGATCGCTTTAATATCTACTGACATATATTACCTCGTAAAATACCAAATCGCAAATAGGAGTAGAAGAAGTCCAATTAAAAATTCAACTTTTTCACGTTTAGTGGTTTTTCTAATTTTTAGATTTACTTTCATTGTTTTTCCTGTTATAATTTAAGTACACCCCCGAAGGGGTGGATAGTGATTTCTCACTATCCAAATTCGATGTGCCATTCAAAGCTGATTATAAATAAGTTTATTTTGATGACTAGCTTATTTGTTTTTACTTTGAGTGGCTTCTTTTTGAACTTAAACATTTTGTTTTCCTTTCTACTAGTTTCCTTGTCTAAGGTTTCCTCCTTAACCTTATGTATCTATTATACAACTAAAGTTATATATTGTCAAGAGTTTTTATAAATTTTTTTGAAAAAAATAAGGGGCAAAAAAGGGGCAAAAGGTGTAAACTTTTATATTTTTATGGTAAAAATTATATGTAGTTTATTTCTTATTTATGCTTATTTTATAAAGTTTCTTTCTATTATATACTTATGAAATATTGTTATCTCTTAAAGAAGCAGTTAAATAATAACTTTACAAAAAGCCTGTTGTATCAAGCATTTAAGCTTGTGTGACAGGCTTTTTTTGTGTATAGGGGGCAAATAAGGGGCAAACTATAAAGAATCGAGCAAGTCTAGGATATTATCATCCATCCTCTTGGTAACGTGTGTATAGATTTTATTGGTTGTTCGAGAGTCGGAGTGACCAACTCTTGCCATGATCGCTTTTAGAGGTACATTGTTTTCTGCCAATCTACTAACAAGAGTATGTCTGAAAATATGCGAGGTAAGATGTTTGTCGATTGGTTTTTTTAAACGTTTATTTGCTTTCTGGATTGCTAAGTTGAAAGAATTATTTTGAATTGGTATACCGTTTTTTGTAACAAAGATAAATCCAAGATCATTGAATGTTTTTCGAGTGTTTTTAGAAAGTTCATTTATTGAGATAAACTCTTTTAAAATTTCAATCTCTCTTTTTGATAAGGAGACTGTTCTGAAACTTGCAGCGGTTTTAGTAGTCGTTTTGTGACCTTTTGAATAACCTACCGTCTTATCCAAAGTGCCGTGGATTTTTACTGTCTTGTTATCAAAATCAATATTTTCTAGTTTAATAGCAATAGCTTCACCAATTCGACAACCATTGTATGACATGAATTCGGCAAGCAAACCTAGTCTATATGTATTATTTGTCCTGTATAATTCTTCTAATAATCTTTTTAGTTCATCCTCTTCCAAAAATTTCTTTTCTGTCTTTTCTAATTCTTCGATTGTTTTTATTTGTTTTGGAAGTTTTGCTCGTCTTGCAGGGTTGTCTATGATGTATTCAAGATTAACTGCATAATCAAACGATAGATTTAAAATCATTTTATAGCGCTCTAGTTTTGAACGAGAAATATCTAGATCATTTAAGAATCTCTGGATATATTTAGTATCTATATTCTTAACTTTAATTTCTGTATCGAATGCTTCTTTAAAATCATTCACGCTACTTGTAAGAGAGCTGATAGAACTACCTTTGATTTCTTTCTGGTAAAATGTCCACCATTCATCTAAAACGTGTTGATAAATCACATCTGTTGATTGTATGTTCTGTAGAGTTTCTTCTATGCGTTCATCCAGTAGTTTTTGAGCTTCTTTCTTTGCCCTTGATGTACCAGAACTAAGCGTTACAGATACCCTCTTCAATTTTTCAGTGTATGGGTCTTTGTATCGCTCAAAAAATTTATACTTTCCGTTTGGTAATTCTTCCATCCACATTGATTATCACCTCACTTTTTGGTAAAATGGGTATAGTAAAGAGGGCTTTTTAATGCCATTCTTTCTATACAGTACATCCTCACATCTTTGCTTGCAGGCGGTGTGGGGATTTTTTAATTACTTCAACAATGAAAAAATAAAGTGTAGAAGTGGTATCAAT